TGCTTGGTGCGTGACAGCGGCCTCATTGCCGCGTACAGTGTTTTTCACGGCCTCTCCTTCGGTTGCTGAGGGAGCCGGTCGAGACGCCCCGGACACCGCCTGCAAGCGGACCGGGGCGCATCAACTTCCGGCTACCAGCGTTCCAGGTTGGAGGGCGCCCCGACAGGCCGGACCTGAGTGACGCTCACGGTCTTAGTCCCGCGCAGCTCGACGTCGATCTTGTGCGCCTCGCCGGGCGTCAGCGGCACAAGGTCTTCCTTGCGCGAAGATCGGATTTGGTAGAGGTCGCCGTTCTCGTCGATGCCCAGCGCATCGTGATACTCGACCTTCTCCTTCTGGTCGTTCTCAAACCAGTTGGACTCGCGACGGATGATCGTCACGTCAATGGTGGCGTTCGCCATGATGAACCATCTTTCAGTTGCTGGCCCCTGCAAGGACCGTGGTGTGCCGGTTTTCCCGGTAGGTGATTCTTACCACACTCCCGCGCTCCGCGCACCATCTACCGATAGCGTGCCGCCATGAAGCCCCTCACAATCCTCGTAGCCGCTCTGCTCCTCACCGCTTGTGACAACGGCCAGCCGTCCGAAGGCGAACAGCAAGTAGCACTCTCGAACTGCTCACTCGTGACACCGGACGACGGCCAACGCTCTTCCGTCCTCGTCTGCTCCGACGAGTTCATGCAGATAGGCCCGAAGGCATTCGTAGCGAAATACCGCAGCCGCTAGCGCGCGTCGATTTTTGGCACATAGGACAAGCCCTGCCGCCACGACCGCCGCCGAAAACCGGACAAACCAGGACACCGCTAAGGTGTCGGCCGATGTTCAATTCATGACGACTCGCAAACGCTCACCCTGGTATGGCCTCAACGGTGCGCAGCTGGCGCTCATCAACGAGGAATACGACTCTCCGGCCCGCGTACGCATGACTTCCGGGCAGGCTTACGCTGACCTAGCCGATGAATTTGCCCGCAGAGCTGCTGCCCTGCTCGCCGCAAATGACCTCCGCGGCGCTCTATGGTTCGCCGATATCTGGGCTTTCTGCGACGCCAACGCTCGAGGCAAGCCACTGCGCCATTACATGCGCGACGGCGGGCGCGTCGTTGAGGACGACGAAGCCCCCGCCCTTTGCCGAGCGCAGCAGTCGATTTCGCCGCAGCCCAAAGAACGGAAGATCCTCCAAGGTGGGACGCCGCCACGTCTCGCCCACCATCTGCGAAAGCAGGAAGCGCCTACGGTCTAGCGCCGTTTTTGCTTGCTTCGACCGGTGCAGTTTCCGCAGCTCGCGGCGCAGCTGGTAGAACATTGCCGCGCTCAGCTCGACGCTCGCGGCGGTGCGCGTGAGGCCCGCGATGCCCCAGAACCGGCCGGGGCCGTTGCCTGGCGATCGCCACGCCTCAGGCACGATGTGCTGGTACTCCTTCGAGTCGGCGGTCTTGCTCGAGTGCTTCAGGAAGTACACCGCGACGCGCTTCGGGTCCGTCGTCCGGTACCCGTAGTCCACGTTCGTGCCGGCCGCCTCGTGGCGTTCCCTCTCGGACCCCTCAGCGCGAACGCACTCGGCCCACACGCGTGACAGCCATGACTCGAACCGCTCCCCCGCTACGAGCGCGGGAGGCTTCATGAGCAGGTGGAAGTGCGGCGCTCCCCGGCGCTGAAACTCCATCTTCCACGCCACCTGCCACTTGCGGCCCGTGGCCCGTATCCACCGCACGCGGAACCGCTCGAGCGCGTCCTTCATCGCGCGGCCGTTGGGCGCGACACGCTGCCACTCCCCCGGCAGGGTGAGCGTCACCATTGCGAAGGTGTCACCCTCCCAGGTGTCGAAGTCGATTTCAGCCAGCGCGCGGACCATGCGCGCCCTTGAGCGGCGTGACCACTCCGCGATAACTCGAGCAGGAGCGTCCTCAGCTGGTGGCGTCTCGTCCTCCCACAGCTGCCCCTGGTGCGGCCTCACGTGCCACTCTGTCGGCGCCGTATACGGCCTAGCCTGCTGAACCGCCAACGCGATCGTGCCGCCCGTCACCGTCACGCTGTAGGCGTCCGTTTCACGCACGCGGTGGATACCCGGTCCGGTGGGGCCGGGAAGAACCCACCAGCCCTCAGGCGCCTCGACCCCTACGAGGTCGCGCATCCGCTCCGCGGTCGCCTCGACCACGAGCGCGGTCGAAAACCCCAGCGCCTCTGCGGGGGCTGGTGCGGCCCCCACCCGGGTTTGCCAGATGGGGGCCGCTGGCGTGATTGTCACGTTCGCTGTCTCCTAGTTGCTGGCCCCTGCAAGGGCCGGATTCGTGGTCTAGGTCATGCGTCCGCGCCTACGTCACGCGGTCACCCCCGGTAGGGGGAGTCTGTGCGTACAACAGTGCCGCGACCGGGTCACCGGGGTCATCCCCTCGACGGGCCAGCCTGCCTCCGCCGTCCGAAGCCGCAACCCCCAACTGGTCTGGGGTCACGGAAGGTGCTCCCGCACCTCTGAAAGGCCACTCTTCGAGGAAGCGGGGGGTTGCATCGTCGTCCTCTGTCGGCCTTCCGTCCCGTATCGAGGTGATGGGACCGGAGTAGCCGATTTCGTGCGCTTCAACTCCACCGCGGTGGACGTCGACGGACTCAGCGCGCAAGATTCGTGAGGCCGGCGTCTCGATTCCTGCGTAGACGTCGCCGCCGGCTATGCGATTTGTTGCGTCAGACCCAACGAGCACTGCCACCTGTTGGTGAGCTTGAGCAACTGCAGCGGCCGTGGCCTCTGCTCGAGCAACAGACACCGCGGCCGCGACAGCGAAAGCGGTGTTCTCCACCTTGGAGCGACGACCCAGCCAATACGCAGCTAGGAGCGCAAGACCAACGCCCACGACAGCAGCACCAGGCGCACCATCACCACCAGCTGCAACACCCGACAAAGCAAGGCCCACAGCCAAGAATCCCAACGGCGCGTAGATGAAGATGCGATTACGCACGTTCCGCGCAGTGACCTTGTGCGCTCTCACGATTGCTCCGCCCACTCGAGGTAATCGACATAGACAGCGATCGCCTCGTCGATACTCAAATCGCTCTCGAGCTCGAGAGTCCAGATCGCATCAGCGTCTTCAGGCCCGAGCCCGTAGTCCTCGAGGTACTCGAGCTCGTCGAGTGCTTCGTCCAAGTCAAGGCCGTGGGCCAACCCATCGCAAAGCAGCTCTGCCCAATCCTCATCGAGTCCACGCATGCGCAGCAGCTGCTGCGCCATGAACTCGTCTGAATCCGCGAAATAGTCGAGGGACATTACCAAGCCTCCGTTTTCTCGAGCTCGCGATCTCGAGCAGGTTTCTGTGCATAGGGGTCGCGCTTGTCTTGCACGTGGTCAGCACCGGCCACCGACCCGAGCGTTGAATAGGTCGCTGATGCCGACCTCGAGCGTAGGCGCCGACGCTTGCCCATTTCGTGGCCCTTTTTTCGGAAGTGCTCAGGCTCATAGCAGGTGTACTTGTACCGCTCGATCGGCCACGACCACCCCTCAGCGAGATAGAAGAAGCTCGTAACGTCACGGAGCATCCGATCGACGCGAGTTTCGTGCTGGGCAGTCCAGTAGAGCTCCCAGCCGAGTTTGCGCGTCTGAGAGAACAGCGCGAGCCACGACGTCGGCAGTTGCAACGAGCGTCGAGCTGGAAGCCACAAGTGGACTTCATCGAGCAGAACGAACACGGAGCTACAGCCGCAGGAGCATTCGCCGCGACGCACAGCAGAGAGGGCGATCGTGCCCGGTTCGTTTCCAGCCGGGGAAATCATCGTGAACCGCTCGAGGTCGAGCGGAATGTTCGCGTACACGTGCGTGTCTCCACGACGGTGCTCAACAAGAGCACGACGCACCGCCTCGAGCGTCTTGCCGTGACCAGGCCGGCCCACAATCCCGCTAATCACGATCGCGCCAAACCCACAAGAGCCGCGTCAAGCCGCCCGTAATCAGCAGCCACGCGACCAACAACAAGATGTCCGTCACCGCGATCGCCTCGCCTCACGTCGAGCCAACCGCACGAGGCGCAACGCCAAATTGACCATGAAGATCACTTGCCACGGACGCATTAGTCAGACCCCCAGAACTGGTGATAAACCCACACGACGAGGCCCCAGACGGACATCGCCACTTGCACAATCAGGAACGCAACAGCAACTCCCCCAGCGGCGAGCACCGGCACCCAGCCGTTGAGAGCTGCGACTCGAGCGCCGAGATCGGCCCAGAACGCGCCGACGTCAAGGGAGCCAAGGTCTAGGCCGAAGTCAGGGACGATCGACGCGAACCATGACACGAGGCCCACAGCGACGCGAAGGAGCGTTTCGGTTATCACTCGTCACCACCGTCCTTTGAGCCGAAGTAGCGCCGTACGACCATGAACATGCCCCAGGCGCCCGACGCCAGCACAGCGACCGTTGCGAAGCCGTAGAAACCCGAATATTGGCTCGACCATGCCGGAGCAACGTCCCCCACGTCACAAGGCAGAGACGCCGACCACGTGCCCGCGCTGGTAGTGACCTCGAAGTCGCCCAGGCTCGAGGAACACCCACCGGCCCAGCCTTCGGAGATCTCGCCGGGCACAGAGGCCGCAGCTGGTACGACGCTGAGAATGCCGTTCCCCTCGAGCGCAGCTCTACCAACGTCTAGTTGCGCTTGCACCTGTGCGGGTCGTGGGACAAACGCCCACGACAGAGCGCACGTGACCGGCCGGTACACCCACTCAAGCGGGTTGAACACACCCCAGCCGGACGGGAAACACGGACCGGTGCTCGAGGTGACGTCGCCCCTACCGGGCGCGATCGGCCCCGGGTCCGGAGCCGGAGGCGTGACTGGATCCGCGCCAGGTGCCTTCGGCAATGTGTCGAACCACTCGCGCGGCTTGTCCTTGGGATCCTCATATTCCGGTGTTCCATCGGACGCGACCGTGATCTTCCCCGTTGGTGACTTCTTGCCCGGTTCCCGGTAGATCGCGCAGTAGTTCAGATCCACGACGTGGGAGCCGAATTTGCACGTGTAGCCCTCCGGGTCTGATTCCCACCAGTCGAGGCACCCCACCGCGTTTTCACCGCAGTATTGCCCGTCCTTGTAGAGCTTGAGTTCGCAGTTTTTGGTCCCGCAGTCCTGCCACTCCGCGGGCGTGTCTTGGACCCACGAGGGTGCCTCGTAGTCGTAGATCGTTTGGCGACCGGTATCCGTCACCCATTCGACGAGCGCGCCAATGAGCAGCTCGTCGGCGGCGCAGTTGAACGACGGCAAATCAACGGGCACCTGCCCCGTACCGGACACCGCAACAGAAGCGGTGACGGTGCGCGTGTCGCCGTCTTGCTGGCGGCACTGGTACGTCGATTCCACCGAGCCAATCAGACCGCCTGGCGTCTCGGTGTAGCACCCGGTACCCGGGGCGCAGTACCTGATGGTTTCCGAGGGGAAGCCCGCGACAACGCCAGGGCCCGCCGAGGTCACACGGAAACTGTTCCAGCCACTCGCAACGGTGAAGGTCTGCGTCACGGTGTAGTTGCTCGTGATCGAACCAAGTCCGAAGACGCTGCCGGACACTCCACCGCTCAGTTGTGTGCCCGCGGCGTTGTAGTTCTTAATCTCCCACTGGCCCTGGTTGCCGGTGCCGAACACGTCCTTGAAGCACTGAGACGACGTGTTCCACGTCGCACCGCAGAAAGACCGCGTAACGCTGTAGGTCACTGTTCCCGCAGTCCCCGCCGCAGGCGCAGTGACAACGGCCACAGTCAAAGGCCCAAGCTTGTTATCGCCGCCAACCCAGCCGGGAGGCGCGCCTTCCTGCACCACAAGGTCAGTAGTCGCCGTGTCCACAGTCAGGTGCGACGCCGACGAGCCGAGGAAGTCGAAAACCATCCCCAAGCCGCTCACGGTCGCGTTTCCGGCCTTGATCGACACACCAGCAGCGGCCGGCGCTTTCGCAAACATCGTTGTCACCCCGCTCGGCGACGGAGCATAACCGGCCATGATCTGCTGGCACCACGGCTTATCCGGTCCCGGGGTGCACTCAACCCACGGATCCTCGCCAATATCCGCGTCAGGGTCGATGCCCACACCATCGGGGCCGAAAATCCACCCGTACACCTTGTCAAACGCAGACTTCCCCGTTTCATCGGGTTCGAACGCGGGACCCATGTACTTGTTCCAGTAGGCCAGTTCGTCGTCCTGCCAGTCAGCTCGAGCAGGCGACGCCCCCACAATCGCTACGCTCACCGCGCACAGCGCAGCGACAACTGCCAAAGCAGCTCGTAACGCCTTGTGTCGCACCGGGCACCATTCCTTGGGTCGTTCGTTGGATCACCAGGAGAGGGCGGAAGCCCGGTCCACCGGCAGGCGCACGCGCCGCCTGGTGTCCCGTTCTTCCGCCCCGACCTGCTAGCCCACGCGCTTGCCCTTGGACTTGATGGCGGTCGTCACGATGCCGTACACCGTGAAGAGCAGCACAACGACGATGCCAGCGGTACCGATGGTCAGCACCTGAGGGCTGAGAGCCGACAGGCCCTCGCCCGCGAGGTCCGCGACATCCGCCACGGGGGACGGGTCGATTGCTTCGGGGAACATATTCACCTCCTCTCGCGAAGTAGGGCACCGACCCGCTGGACAAAGCCCAGCGCGGCACCAACGAACAGGGAAATCACAAGATCGGCGGCGCTCACTCCGCTGCCCCCCTACTGCCCGAGAGAACGTGCGCCACGAACCACACGGCGACGTGCATCACTTCGACGAGCACCACAGCGCTCGAGATTGGCAACAGGAGTTCACGCATCGCTAGCGCCTCGTTCCCAGAAAGCGGAAGAACAGAACCGAGAACCACAACGCCGCGATCGCCGCCGATATCGCGCACAAAATGACGAGCACGTGGCCGACCGAGCCGAGCCACGGAATCATGTTGCCGATGTTCACTTTCGCCCCCTGAAAGCGACGATCGCGAGCAGCGCGATCGCCAGCACGCAGAACAGCCAAGCGAACGCCACAGCACCGTTCACTAGCTGCGCGAGGTCTGCTCGCGTGAAGTCGTCAGGGAGCGTCGGAATCATGCCAGCACGACCCGCTCGTAAGTGCGGAAAATCGTGCGACCGTCCTCAAGCTTGACTATCCAGCCACGCCCATAGACACCCCCCAGCACCGTGCCCCTGCCCTCGAGGTCGCCCGACTCGTGGAACACGTCAACGACGCTCCCCTTCTCCACAATCGGGAACAGCGTCGGCTGTTCGACCACGGCACTCACGGAGCGCCCCAGAACAGCAGCCCGAGAGTCATTCCGACACCCGAGACGAGGAACCCGATAGACACCGCTGCCGCCAGCGGAGAAGGGGCCTCCCAGCCCACAATTTCCGCTACATAATCCCTGGTAAAGTGGACATTATCGGCGTT